GCATACGGGCACGCCCGCACGCACACAGGCACGCCCACGCACACCCCTGCAGACGCGTACAAAATATATTTGTAACCACCAAACAAAATGCAATATTTTTTTTTCGGGTCCATATCTGACGATATTAGGACCACCTAACAAAAAGTTTAGGACAGCCTAAAACATACTAAAAAGTGTAACTGCTTGATACACAGACACTTAGCTTTGTCATAGGTATAAGTACCTAGTCACTAGGTATATTGTACTAAGGAGAAGCAAAACACAGGTAAAAACGTAAAGCATTGATATTCAAGTAGTTGGGTCCAAATGTGTCTCATTTAAGTGGGTGTTTAATACCACTATTTCACCAATTGAGGTCCGGCATATGTAGGTACCAAAACTACTTTAAGGCTCTTAGAATGGCTTAAAATGCGTTTAAAAGGCATGACAAATAGGCAGGTAATAAAGTTGTTTTATTGGGTTTTATTTCGTATAGGTCTCGCCGTGCTAATATTTTTAGCAATGCTAACCGCGCCATCTATTTAGACCCGTTACAAATTAGAAAAATAATTGCCCAAAAGTTTGGATATGACCGGAAAAAATTGTATAGTCGGTAAAGCAGGCTACTCGGAGGGGGGATTGGGTTTTTAAAGGGGGTACTAATGCATGAGAAAACCACTTCATTTGAAAACTTGTATAATAATAGATACTATTATAATAATTAGTATTAGTTTACTCTATTACTATTATAATAATACCTTTACTATGGAAGTAAAGGTATTATAACTTGTTATTATAATAAGGCGGTGGGGGTTGTGTAGTGGTAATGAATCAAATAATTCAATACTTGTACATTAACTTAAAAGCATTTAGATGACGACTAAGCAACTATTAAAGTCCTTAATGGGCACAGGGTTACCCAAGGGTGATTTAAAGCAGGAGATGTTCTCCTTCTATAATTCTAAGATAGGTACGAGTGAGCACTTCGTGCGTAGGGAGAACCCGAACACTTCTTGTGGGAGCTGCATACAAAGAGTGAAGACATCTATTTGGAAATGGTATCACCATGATGAGAGCTCTCCGAACTACAAGGGTTTTGTTTTTACGGGTAGGTTTGTAGCGCATGGTATGCCTCTATACAATTATGATGAGAAATAAAAAAGGAGATGTCGTGAAGGGACGCGGCAGCGAACTAACCACACTCCAATCCGAGTTCCTTGAGCGCATTGCTAACGAGGGTATGGAGAACAGTAGCAGTATTGCTAAGGATTTAAACTACACGAGTTACTATCGTGATAGGAGAAACCATGGAACTGCATTCCACAGAGAGTTAATGTCTCTAGCAAATCAGGAGATGAAGTCTATTGAGGCTGCAAAAGGAACGAACCTAACGGCTCTTATTCGAATCAGGGACCTAGCTCTTGCGGAGGGAGACATGAAGGCTGCTATGGACTCGATTAAGATTATAAATGATATGCAGGGTTACAAAGCTCCTACCAAAGTTGAGCAAACTAAGATTGATATAACTGCGACCATAGACCTTACAGCTCCGGAAGAAGAACAAGACTATTTGGATATAGATGCAGATTAAATTATACAAGCCCACTGAGCCGCAAAAGGATTTTCACAGGCTGATACACGAGGACAAACCTTTTATTGGGTGTTTGGTTGCGGGTCGTCAGACAGGAAAGACGTTCTTCATGCAAAACGATTGTGTGATGAGGGCGTTAAATAATCCAAAGCACAGGATGTTTTGGGTATCCCCTATTCAGGACCAAGCTAACAAGGTGATGAAAGACATAGAGTCTATGTTTAGCGGTCATCAAGATTTATGGAACAAAATAATAAAACGATATGACAGAAAGGCAAACGAACTTTATTTTTACAATGGCAGCTTTATTAAGTTTCGTAGTGCTGACAGTGGCGACAATCTACGTGGGGCTACTTTAGACTACATATACTTAGATGAGGCAGCATACATGAAGCTAGAGTTTATCAATGAGGTTCTCTTACCAATGGTGACGAGGACGGGGGGAAGGGTTTGTGCGGCCTCTACTTTTAATGGACCTAATTGGTTCTTTGATTGGTATAAGGAAGGTCAGCTAGAATCTAACAAGCAACAGGTAATGTCAATAAAGAGGACATACCTAGACCTAAACGATGATGATGTATCTAGAACAGTGCTAGGGATAAAGAAAAGCATGACTAGGGCTCAGTTCGACCAAGAGTTTTTATGCAAGCCTACTAGCTCAAATAGTTTATTCAGTAATGTTGAAGACGCGGTAGCGGAACTAAACACCCCTTACGAACGTGTTTACATAGGTATGGATATTGGGGTGGCGCAAGATTACACTGTACTTACTGCGATGACAGAAAATTATCACGTCTTTGATATCGACAGGTTCAATTATAAGGAAGAGGGTATGGACAGCTTGGAGTTCAGGGAGCGCATAAAGGCTTTCTATCTAAAGCACAATGACAAACTAGCTGCGGCCTACTTCGAATTAAATAATAATGATTTATTGTTTGATGAGATTACGGATGACGAGAGGATGTACAAACTTATACCAATCCACACGACAGCTAAGAACAAGCCCGACATGATAAGGAATTTGATAAAACTATTTGAGGATAAGACAATACGTATACCAAAAGACGAAAACCTTGTCAAAGAGCTTTATGATTTCAAATCAAAGAAGAATGCTATCACCGGAAATCTACAGTTTAGTAACACAGACGGCAAGCATGATGATATGGTAATGAGCCTAGCTATTGCCGCTTTCTGTGCGCGCGAAGAACAAGACGGGGGTGTAACTCTATTCTTATGATGACGTTTAAGCAACATATGGAGCTATCTGAGGCACTATCTAAGTTTGAAGATATATCGGTATACCTAGACGATTTGGAGCCGTTAGAACGCATTAAAACACTTAGGTCTATAAATAACACATACCCGTTAAAGGACAGTGAGGAAATCACTGAAGAGATTTCTAGCGGATTTGAGCACTCAGAAAAAGTGTTTGAATTGGTATTAGGTCAGTTTATAATGATTGAGCAGATACTTACAGGTAAGTTTAAGTTTGTTACAGATATGCACCAAGACCTCGAACTTCTCACTTATGTATTAAGACCAAAGGGTGAGTTGGAGTTTGACAATAGTGACCCTGAAAAAGAACAACAGCATAGAGAAAAAATAATGAATACCCCTGTTCAAGACTTGTACTCAGCGATAAATAAGTTTCTTAAAAACAGGGAGTTAATTTTATTCAAGAAATTCTCAGGCGTTTTCTATTCAACAAGTGATGACAGTGACGAAAACCCTGACGAGTTTTCTACACCCACACCTGATGAGTTATTTAACCAACAATGGTATTGGTACTCGATGGTTCGTATGTTGGCTCAAGAAGATATAAGGCGTTATGATGACGTATACATGATGAGAATGAGCGTTGTACTTCCTGAGATGAGCTACTTAGCTCAGAAGAACAAGATAGACGCAGCTAATCAAAGACAGCAAGCAGCCTTAAATAGATTGTAAATTATAAAAAAGTGTTTATGAATAACCTCAGAGGTATATATGAGGCTGTCAAGGACTTCGGTGAGAGACATGAAATGGTCAACGAAGTTATACTTGTTAAGTCTGAAGACGAGCTAGAGGACCGTGAGTTCAAGTACAGAACAATGGTACTGATGCCTATAGAGGCTAATATATCTCGCGAACAAAATGCTCCGGCATACTACATAGATTTCGGTTTAGTATTGCTAGACAAGGTTGCCACAAAAAATGATGAGGCTACAATAAACTCCGTTGATGAAAACATATTTATTATAGGGCAGCTTCAAGACCATCTTCAACAGGAAGACTATGATGTTGAGTTTGGCTCTGTAGATTTAGGAAACGAATCTGTTGATGATTACAATATAACAACTGCAATAGCGGACTTTACATTTACATTGTCTAGAAAGCCTTATAACAGAGTTATTAATCTATAATGATTAAGGTAAGGTCTCAAGGACAAATAGCGGTAACAGCAAGAACAATAATGATTGCGGCTCTAACAAAAGAGTTTCGTAAATCTCAAATTATTGCTAAGATAATTAAAATAGCCAAGGGTAAAGGTATGGTTGTTAGCGGTGCATTAGTGAATCCTAAAAGCTCAGGTTCTATAACCCCATCCTCAGACGACAGGTGGTTTATTGACAGGAAGAGCCTTCAGGTTTTTGTAGGTCCTATAACATTCGGAGTTCCTTCGTATGTGCGATTCAGGATAAAACCAAACTACGAGATAGCTGAAAAGTATTTTGCTCTTACGGAGCAATCTAGCAAATCCAAAAGATGGTTCCCAAATGTAGGGAATATAGAAAATTGGGTAAAGAAAAAAAGAATTGGAGATGCTCAAGATTCTAGAAAGATAGCTTTTGCTATATCTAAATCTATAGCTAAGAAGGGAATTAAAAAAACAAACTTAGCTAATCCGTTCTTCTATAAGGGAACCGGAGTTGAAGCTACAATAACGAGAGGAGCTAACAGGGGAATGCTTAGGGTTTCACAACTCTATCGTCCTCTTATAGTTAACTATATAGATAAAAGTTTTTCTAAAATATTTGATAAGTAATGGCAGCAATTCAAGGTCAAAGCACAAAAAGCATAACTAGTTATCAGTTAGACGTACAAAACCTAGTACGTGAAATGCAGACGCTCAAGGAGCAAGGTGCATCTAGCGAGAAAATATACGGACAGCTAGGAGCGAGGTTTGATACACTTAGACAAAGAGGTACTAAGCTAGAGAAGATGATGCGTTTATACGCAAAGAACACTAAAGATTCTCAGAAGGCAACAGCTAACTTAAAGACTAGGATAGGAGCTCTTAACGCAGAGGTGAAAAAGCTAGATGCCGCTGAAAATAAATTAGCCACCACTTCTAGAAAAAATATAAAAGAAGCTGCAGCTCTTGCTAAAGCGATAAGAAAGGGTTCTGAATCTGCAAAAAAGGCCTCTAAAGATACTAAGACGTTAGGTGACGCTCAGGAGAAGCAGGGTAAGCAGGCTAAAAAATCAGGCAAGGATAATAAGGAATTAGGGAAAAGTGCTAAGTCTACAAACAAGGGACTAAAGGGGGCACTAGGAACTTTAATAAGGTTTGGAGCAGCAGGTGCTATTTTAGGCGGGATACTAAAAGCTCTTAAATTTGTATTCGTAGATAGCTTTAAGGCAGCTGTTCAGTTTGAAAAAGGATTGGCAAACCTATCTGCAGTTGGTGGTGTAACCGGTGCAGAACTCAACAGCCTAAAAGAAGCAGCACTTGATACAGCGGGGGCTACAAAGTTTACAGCGAATGAAATACTAGGACTGCAAACCGAGTTAAGTAAGTTAGGGTTTAGTGCAGATGAAGTTGTCGATTCTACTAAGGCTATTGCTTTAGGGGCGCAAGCGTTAGGTACAGGATTATCAGAAACAGCAACTTCCGTGGGTAAGTTAATCAATCAGTTTGGATTGATGGCTCAAGACTCGGATGTTATCGTTGATACATTGGTAACAACAATTAACGAATCGGCACTTTCTTTAGACACTTTCTCTACGGCAATCCAATACGTAGGTCCTATATCTAGAGACTTAGGTGTGAATCTACAAGAAACTTCGGCAGCTATGGCTGTATTAGCTGATAATGGTTTTACCGCATCTCGTATAGGTACGGGTCTTCGTGGTATATTTACTGAGTTAGGTTCGGAAACTGTTGATGTGAAATCTAAGTTAAAAGACCTAGCAGATGAAAATCTCTCTTTATCTGAAGCGGTAGAATTAGTTGGTAAAAGAAATGCAGCACAGCTTATAACGCTACTTAATAATGTTGAGGTATTAGAAGAAGCCGAGGACGTCTACTATCAACAAGGTAGAGCTTTGGCCGCAGCTGCTGAACAAGCAACTACCTTTAGTGGTCAGATGGATTTAGTTAGGTCTGCGGTTAATGAAGCTCAGATTGGATTTGGAGACTTCATTCTTTCAACAGGAGTTATACAAGGTTTACTAAGTACGCTTAGTAATTCAGCCAACGAAACGTATTTAGCTTTTCAGCTATTGAAAAATCAAGGAGCTGAAGCTCTTTCTGAAGATATGCGTAAAGCAGAGCAGGGAATGAGCGCATTTGATATAGCTCTTGAGCGCACAGCTAAAAATGCGGGCGTTACCGCAGAAGAAGTCCAAGAGGCTTTTGGTGACGATATGTTTAGAGAAGCACTTCAATCCACTCCCATGAGACAGATGGAAGGTAAACTTAGAGATATGTTTGCTGATGCTTTTGGTGACGGTGATTTAGCCGATACGTTCCAAGGGTATCTTAGTATGTTGAACGAGGAGTTGGATAAAGTTCGTGAGAAAAATTTAATTGCAGAGCAAAGACAAGATGCTGACGACCTATATCTGTCTACATTAAATGAGATGATACAGTCTGAAAGAGATGGTATTGATGTATCTAAGCAGGCCAATGAACTAGCAGGTCAGATAAACGGAGACCGTCAAGCACTTATAAAAGGTGCTAAGGATTTGAGAGAGGAGCTTGAAACAAATGAAAATCTTACGGAAACAGAAATTCGTCAGAAAAAAGATTTAATTCTTTTGTTCACGTCTCAAGAAAAAGCACTAGCTAACTACGAAAGAAGATTTGCTAACTTTGTTTTGGCAGAAGATTTATCTGAAAAGATAAGTAGAAAAAAAGCTAGAACCTTTAAAGAGGAGATAGACATAATGGAGGACTTAAAAGACGCTCAGGACAAGAATGCTGAGGTACAAGTTTTAGCTTCTGAGGCCTCCGGAAACTATATTGATTCTATAGAAAAGAGAATCATGGGCAATGAAGATTTAATTAGCACTAACAATGATGTTATTAAAATGGCCGATACTGAAAAGACCATTTTAGAAGGCAAGATTGCTGCTGAAAAAAAGAACGTAAACTCAAAGGGTGAGTTAACAAAACAAGCCGAAGCAAATATAAAAGTATACGAAAAAGAAATAGCTACCCTAGATACTATAAAGGCTAAGTACGAAGAGAAGAATGAGGCCCTAGATAACACTACGGGAACACTAAAGGATTCTACAAAGGCTTTAGAAAAGGAGCTAAAGGCCCTAGAGGAAGAGTATAAAAAGGGTGATATAGGTACTCAAGCATTTGAAAGACAGAGACAAGAAGTAATAGACAACTATACTAAATTACTTAAAGAGATTGCTGAAAAGAATCCTGAACTAAAAGCAGCTGTTGATGCGCTACTGAAATCTGCAGGAGATGTTGATAACCCTATTGATTGGAGAAACATTTTATCTGAAGGTATAGACGAGGCTATAGATGTTGTAACTAAGTCATTAGAGAGTTTTAGCAAGACTACTCTAGAAAACACAAAGAACAGATTAGAAGCTGAGAAGGACGCATTAAAAGCAAGATACGAAACAGAAGATTTCTTAGCTAAACAGCAGTTTGAAAATGGACTTATAAATGAGTCTCAGTTCAGAAGAAGACAGGCTCAATTAAGAAAGAAACAAATTGCTGAAGAAAATGCCATAGATAAAAAGATTTTTGAAGCAGAGCAAAAAGGAGATAAGGATAAAGCAAAGACAGATTATCTAGAGGCACTAGCCTCTATTATACCGGAGTTAATTAAAGCGGGTAAGGTTATACCTCAAGACTTAGCTATCTCATCGGCTATATCAGCTGCGCTTGCTACAGCAGCTTTTGGCGCAGAGATGAGTGCTATAGGCCAAAGAAAATTCTTCCCTAAGAAGTTTGCTGAAGGGGGTATGGTAGAGGGCCCTAGTCACAGTCAAGGGGGCATTCCTTTTGCAGTGCAGGGTCAAGGTGGTTTTGAAATGGAAGGCGGAGAGTTTATAATTAATAAGCGAGCTGCATCTATACATCGTGATTTGCTAGAAAAGATAAACGGTTCTATAAAACCTAACCTTCCTACACAACCTATGAAGTTTGCACAAGGTGGATTAGTATCTACAAGCCAAACTAGGATTGTTCAATCAGATTCTACAGAAAGTGTAAATTATCTAAAGGCTATTGCTGAAGCTACGACAACTAATGCAATAAACAGCAGCAGACCTGTTAGAGCTTTTGTTAGTTCAAAAGACCTTCGCCAAGACGAAAGTGCAAGAAGAATTAAAGACAATAACACGACTATATAATGAGCGATTACAGTATATACGAAGTATCTTCTTGGACTTCAGACAACCACACCAATGTAAGCATAGCTTCTCAAACACTAACGCAGTTTGAATTATCTTCTCAGAATAACTTTGCTTCAGGAGATGATGATATAATAAAATTAGGTGTAACACTTAATGGCGTAGTTAGATATATATATGGAGTGCAGATAGACCAAGTGCCTTTGCAAGTAGGGTCTACTGTCACTGTAGCTTTTGACGGTAACATATACGGAGACTTACTTACCGGTAGCGCATTTGCTTCTTGGGAATACTACACTCCAAATGTCAGCGACATATCTATTGAATTAACAAATTATAATATATCGCCATCACTTTCTGTTGCTACATACGGAAAAGATTTCAAAGCATATAACTCTACTTTGTCTTACAATATACAAGCACCTCAGCAAAAACTAGTATATAATACTAAGTTTAAAACACTATACAATTTAAATCAAAAGATTTTACTAGACAGTTGCGACAATAACGTGTATAGCGTTGTACCTTCGGAGCTGTCAGCTGTAGCCGTCAACGGCAGAATAAAATCAGCACTAAACTTTAATGTATTTATAAAGTAATGGATTACCGTTTAAATCTAAAAGAAAAAACTTCGCAAAATTTTTTTGTAGCTAGTTTATTTCCTGACTCTGTTATAGATTTTGAATTAGATTTTTATGACGTAGACAATATAGACAAAATAAAAGTACCTGTTAGTATATCTTTATCATTGCCTATAGATGATGTTAATGTATCTATATTAGGTTATAATCCTGATTCTACTGCTACCTCGCTGATTCCTACCGATGCTTTTGATTTTGAGCTTTTTGTTAATGGAAACAAAGTATTAGAGGGAAACATGTATGTTGAGTCTTACTCCTTTAATAACGCTATACCCGTAGCAGAAGTGAGATTAGTAGATAAAATACAGCAAATATTCGCTGATGCTAAATCGACTACGTTTAGCGATATGTACGATTCTTTTGTAGATACAGATTTCTCTAGTTTATTGTCTTCAATGTCAGAGACTATAGGCCAATCCCCTCAAACACCTGATGTTTTATTTCCCTATATAGATTTTTGTAACGATACAAGAAAGTTTAACTTTGCTTCTAGACAGTTTCTGCAATTTGGTTTTGACGATAACAAAGCAGGGTTTGTGCCTGCATTAAATGTAAAGAGGTTCATACAAAAATTTTTCTCTGAGGCAAACACTAATGTTATCAGTAGATTCTTTAAGATTGGAAATTTTGGTACAGGCATAACAGGAATAGATGTTTCGGATATGTACTTGCTTATACCGGAAAAGCTACAGGCTAAACACACCACTAACAATAGAGGGTTTAATCTATTCGAAGGTACTTACGAAATAATGATAAATGAGTACACTGCAGATGCATCGTCCTCTAGCACCGCTAGGGAAAGAGAAAGTGCTGATTTAGACCCAACATTGGGGTGGAATTATGCTGCCTCACCTAGCACTAAGATAAATTCAGGGTTTGCTCTTTTATACAGGAGTCCTGACAAGAACACTTTTTTAGATAGCAACCAAGGATATGTCGGCTCAAACATGAGCTACACCGCTAGACCTTTTATTAATGACGTTTTTACTAATAACGCACGCACTTTCCCTAGTGGGTTTAGATGTGGAATAGAGATACCCATTGTTAGAACCTCAGCAAATAACTACAATTTGGTAACCGATATAAACATAGCTGACTCAACAGCTGTTTTTAGGATTCAGTCAGTTCTTTTTGAAGACGGTATTATTAAGGAGACTTTTAATATGATGAATACGGACGGCTCTATAAAAGAATTGAGCATAAGTGATTTAAGCATAGTAGAAGAGACAACAAACGACAGACTTTGGGAGGTCAACGTATCTAATAACTTTAAGTTTATGTATACAGGAAGCGTTTCTCCAACAGTAGAAAGAAATTGTCAGATAGAAATAACCGATTCAGAATTAGGAGATTTTTATTGGGAACAAAAAGATGTTGATATTGTAGCGGGTTCTCAGTATACTGTTACCACTCATATTGAATTTAACCGAGGTATTCTGAACTGTGATTACGCATCTTCATGGGTAGACCATCCAACAGAGAATAATCCAAATTTAGGGTTTGGAGTTGTTAATTCTACTGCTACAGCAGACTTTGAAAATAATGATATAGCAAAATCGATATTCATAAATGATGCGTCCAACTTAGCTAATTTTTATTTAAGTTTGGTTTCAACGGATGATTATGTAAATCCTTATTTCTCTGATGATGACGTAAATCTAAATTGGATATTTGATAATAGCTCACTGTCTCCTTTTGATATAATGAAGGAAATTATCGCTAGGTTTAACTTATCTGTTGTGTACGACCAAAACACATCTAGTGTGCTTATTGACAGGCTAGGAGATTTAAGGGATAGAAATCCTGACGAAAACATAACTTCCAAAGTAGATGATGCTCAGGAGATAAACATAGAGGTTGTTAGAAAGCAGTTAAGGTCTTTAGAAATATCAACATCTAGTAACGGACTTTTCTATGACACATTTGGTTATAACAAAGTAGACATTAATTTAGCGGGTTCTGAGGATGTAAGGTTTGGTCTTGCTTCAAGATTTTATAATGTATCTCTTTGTGGTGACGAGGCGGTATCAGATATACCTGACGGGTTTAGCGAGTATGAAATAGGATTTACCTACAATCAATTTACACCTTCTAAAGATATAGGCTTAGTATTTGGCTACGTTGATTCCGCACAATACAGTACGAATATAAAAAGAGCTAAATTTGTAGACAGAGACGGTTATCGCGGATTAGTGTATAACACTGAATACAATCATACGTTCCCTAGATTTGTAAAATCAAAGACAGGTGCACTGCCGTTGAATCATTTTGATGAAGATGGAAATGGCACAGCTCTATATAATTTCTTTAAAGACAATGATAATGTAAAATATTTAAGCAGCCCTAAAATAAAATTTAATGGGTTGATAGAAGAGGAATATGCATTTGATGTAAAAGGGAATTACTCTAAAATAGATATAGGGCATATAAACTCAAACGGATTGATAATTAAATCTATCTCAGGTCAGCTCTATGAAGGAGGAATCTACGGAGAGGTAGAAGCTATTATATTGTAAATTATTCATATGGCTACTTATAACGACTATCCCGCATCTGCATCTAACAACGCTAAGAAAGTTCTTGAGTGGAAGAAGAAGTATGGTAAGGAGGTTAAGGGAATGACCTCTGTAGGTTGGACCCGTGCAAATCAATTGGCATCTAAAACAAAACTGAGTTATGCAACTATTGCTAAAATGGCAGGCTTTAATCGTCATAGAAAGAATGCTGCGATTGACCCTAAGTATAAGAACACTCCTTGGAAAGACCGAGGCTATGTTGCTTGGCTTGGGTGGGGAGGAACTTCAGGAGTTAATTGGGCGATTAAAAAAGCTGAATCAATCCGAAAAGGAACAGTTAAGGCTAGTGCTGACATCAGTGACAACCCGTGGGGTAATCGCAAGGTCAAAGATGAACTTGCAACGCAAGGAAAGGATGGCTCAATTAAAAAGTCTCCCAAAGCTCCTAAGAGCAGCACTCCTGAAAAGAATCCTAAAGGTGTTGGAAAAGGTGGAAAGCTATCTGCAAAAGTTATTAAGTCTATAAAAAACAAGATAACTAAGTACAACGAAAAATACCCTGACAAGAAGATTGGCATGGGTGCTGCAAAACGTGTGGTGCTAAGGGGAATGGGCGCATATAACACAGGGCACTCTCCTAAAGTAACAAGTGCTACACAATGGGGATTAGCAAGACTAAATGCTTTTATGTATTTAGTTAAGAACGGAAAGCCATCAAACGCTAAGTATGTACAGGACAATGACCTGTTACCATCTTGGCACAAAAGAAGCAAAAAGAATGGATAAGGATTTACCATTATACGATATTACACTTGAGGATTTTGAACAGGGAATGTACAAGATTTCTCTCGTGGACAAACCTGCGATTGAGGAAAACTTCATCTACTTCAATAAGACTGAGGTGGTAGAGATGTTTACCAACGAAGAAAGAAGAGAGGTAGTAGGACCTATTATGATTCCTAATAAGGAGATTCTACGCCACAGTCCGGAAAACGGATATTACTATGTTAGGTTCACGGAAGATACAATCCGTGATATTATGTACAACTACTCTAAGAAAGGTTTGTTCAACGAATTTGGTATTCACCATGAGTATGATACTCAAGATGTGGTGATGCTTGAAGTTTGGATGAAAGAGTCTGATAACGATAAGTCAACTGACTATGGTTATAAGCTACCAAACGGAACTGTATTTGTCAAGGCTAAAATTGAGTCTGACGAATTGTTTAGCGCGATTAAAGAAGGAGAGGTTAATGGCTTCTCTATCGAAATTCAAGCTGATATTAAACCCGTAAATAATAATAACATGAATGAATTTAATTTTGCTAAAGAACTAGGCAAGATGGAAGCTTCTTTTGAAGCTAACGTCTCTAAGTTCGAGGCACAGATTATTGCTTTGGAAGAGGAGAATGCTACTCTTCTAGAAGTATTGACCTCTTTTGAAGAGAAGTTCGCTAGCGTTGAAGACCTAAAGTCTGCTGTCGAAATGATTCAAAAGCACATCGCTGCGATGGCTGAAAATCACGAAGAAGAAGAAGAAAAGCCTGAAGAAGAGAAAGAAGAAAAGGAAATGGCCGAAGAGAAACCTGAGAAGTACATTGCTCCTGCAGGTGAAGAAGCGGTTGTTGTTGAAAGTAAAAAAGAAGAAGAAGAAGAAGACAAGTATTCTGCTGAAGAAGAAGTTTCTGAAGAACAAGTTGAGGAGCAATTTGCTGCTGAACAAAAAGCTGAAGAGGTTGCTGAAACTGTAGAAGACAAGACCGTAGTCTTTAATGCAATCACTGCAGAAAAGGTAAGTATGGTTAATGATTTCTTTAACAGATTCAAATAAATTGTAAATTAATTAAAACGAACTTTTTTAAAACTAAATAAAAATGGCTGTATCTATTTCTAATTTGCCTTATGGCGACCGTAGTCGTGACTTGTTCATCGATTCTATGGTAAAATCGGCAGCGGTTCTTAACCGTTTCCGTCTTATCGATGGTGTTAAAGCAAAGGTTAACGTACCTATCTTTGACGCTGCATTAACTTTTGGCACGGACATCTGTGCTTGGGACCCTCAATCTACTGCTAGTATCGGTGAGAAAGAGATGACTGTATCTGATTACAAGTGGTCTTTCTTAAACTGTAAAACTGCACTAGAAGGTTCTTACCGTGGTCTTTTATTGAAGAAAGGTCAACACAACCCTGAGACTATGGACGCTGAGTTCAAGGATTGGGTATTTGATTACTTCGCTAAATTGTCTGCTCAAAAAGCATTAACTCTTGCTGCTACTGAATTAGCTACTGAGATGACTGCTGATGCTTCTGTTATCGATAACGTAATTGCAGGTGGTATTACTTCTGCTAACGTATTGGACCACATGGAAGCTGCTTACGCTCTTATGAGCGCGGATATGTTGTCTGCTGTTTACGGAGACGCTGACCGTGATTTCAAACCGGCTTTCTTCTTGGGAACTGCTGCTATGCAGGCTTACCAAATTGCTATCGCTGAGAAGTTCACTACTACTCCACAGGGTATTGTAGAAGGAAACATTCCTCCTTACTTCGGTATGGAAGTTGTACACTTCGCTTCTTTGGCTGCAGGCGAGTTTGTATTGTGTGCTCCACAAAACTTGGTTATGTTGACTGACGACTACAATGATGTACGCGCAATCGACATGAAGTACGAACCTGAATTGTCAAGCGACAAAATTTGGGGTCAGTTCAAGTTGGGTTTCTCTTACTTGAAAGGTGAGGAAATCGTTTACACTCACGCATAAATAAATTAAAGAGGGGAGGTTCTTCCTCCCCTTTTTATTAACCCTAAAAAACTAAAAAAAATGGCTTGTGATATCACTCTAGCTGATGTGAACTTTTCTTGTGACGACCTAGGAATAGGTGGTTTAAAGCGTGTTCTTATCGGTAACAAAGCTGACTTGGTTTCAGTTGTTTCAGTAGCAAACGAAGTAGTAACCGTTACACCGGCAACTACAGGTTTGGATACTGATGGCGATGTAATCGAGATTCAGTTCAATTTAAAAGACGGTTTCTCTGTATTCAGTGAAGTTAAAACCGTATCTGCTGATGGTGTAGTTTCTGCTGTACCTACTATCTCTATCGAGATTCCTAAGATGTCTACTACTCACCGTAATGCTTTGGACAACATCGCAAAACCGGGTGCAGAGTTAGTTGCTTTCATCGAGACGGCTGCCGGAACTTACCACATGGTAGGTTGGGTTTACGGATTGTATGCTGCAACTGTAGATGGAAATTCAGGAACAGGACGTTCTGAGAAGAACCGTTACCAAATCACACTTACAGGTGAGGAAGACAGCTTGTCTTACTGTATCGAAAGTGCTGAGTGGGCTGACGTAATTGCGTAAGCAATTCTTGTAAATTAATACAAGGGGGAGGGAGTATACCCTTCCCCTTTTTTTATTATATAACATATGAGTTTTAATTGTAGTATTTTCCTAGAGGACATAGACATAAACTGTAATCGACCTGCTAGGGGAGGTATCAAGAAAGTTGTCTTAGGCTTACAAAAAGACTTGAGTATGACTCTAGACCCATCTGACGAGACAGCAATAACAGCTCTAACGATGAATAATTCGGTGGTCTTTGAGCATAACAAGAGAGATGGGGTTACTGCTTTTAATGAGAGCAAAGCAAACAACAGTGGTCTAGGAGTTATAACAACAAACATCCTTGTAAGGATACCATCTGTTGATAATAGAATGAATAAGATTGACTATATGTCAAGACGCTCTGACATAGTTTGTATTTTATATCATAATAACGGAAGCGTAACGGTTAGCGGTTGGATGGATGGTCTAACTATGAACTATAATGCCTCTAGTGGAGCTTCTAAAAATGAGCTTTCGTTTATAGATGTAGAATTAGTTACGGAAAGTTGGATAGCTTCATTGGCTAGTCATAACGTAACACCTGTACTTCCGTAATGTATACAAGCACTACAGAAGGTAATAACAGGAATGCAGTGCAGGTTAACAAAGGATTTGTTGACTATATATTCCCTAATATAGAGGCTTATAATGCGGACTCTATACAGGTGAATAACAATAGAGTAGATTATTTAGTAGGTAACAGTGCCTTCTATTCAGAGGTTATTGTAGAGCAGTCTTCGGGTTGGTCTGTAAATTGGAATCTAATAAATTTAGATTGGAATATAGTAAATGTAAATTGGGAAACATAAATGGAAAACAATATAACTAAAGACAGAAATTATTTTCAATCTTCAATGGGAGATTTTGGTTTCCGTAAATTAGCAGCGGGTGACACGACACCTAGCGGGGAGACATACCGTGTTATTTTATGTCTGCAAGAGGCAAGTATCAATGCTGACTCAGAAGTGGGAGACAGTTTAGTAGGGCAGGTACTTCCTACGGGAATGCAAATATTAGGTAAGTTCAATGAGGTATCTTGTTACCAAGGAGTTGTTCTTGCTTATTTAGGATAATGAGATTAGGATTAGGTATACAAATAAATTGCACTGCTGCAGTAAACAAAACTCAATTAAACTCCTATGAGTTTGACAGTAGAGTTTGGAGTTTGATATCTATGCGTTGGGAGACTATTAACGATACTTGGGAAGAAGAAATATAAATGGCTACACTTACAGGAAATAAACCGAAGGATACCTATAAAGGTCTTATAAAGACCTCGGATAACAACGAACTAAGCGGCTCTAAGCAGCTATCTGACGGTAATGGTAATCTGTTGCCCATTACTGTTTCTACAAGCACTGTGGCACTCACGGGAACCGTCACTTCTAACGGTGAGTCGTTAACAAGTTTTACTCATAACCAAACCACAACAGCCACTTCTTGGACCATAACACATAACATGGGCAAGAATCCATCTGTAACTGTAGTTGACTCTGCCAACAGCTATGTTGTTGGAGAAGTTGATTATATAAATAATAACTCCCTTACTGTGAGTTTTAAATCCGCCTTCAAAGGCAAAGCATACTTAAATTAAAAATAAATTAAAAAGAAATGGCTCTTAAACACTTAGTTGACTTAGACTTAGCAGGCAACGAAATTCAAAACGTAGTCTTGCAAAATTTGGCCACAGCACCAACAGGTGTTGCCGGTCAGATATTTTATGATACAGCAAACTCTGCTGTAAAAGTACACACAGGCTCAGGCTTTGTACGCATTGGCGCAAGTGCTGATGGAACTACACTTACCGAAAGTTCAGGTGTATTTTCTGTAGGCACAATTGCTATTAGCAATACATCAGGACTTCAGACAGCACTAAACGCAAAAGCAGATACTAGTGCGCTTCCTGAGCCTTCTGCAATTCTTTATGGCGGTGGGAATCCCTCTTTACCTTCAGGTATCACTGCGGCAGAAATCCGTACATTAATTGGAGCAGGAACTAGCTCTTTATCTTTAGGTAGTACATCAAGCACAGCACTTGCGGGAAATACAACTACTATTACAACTTCGCAGGCTAGTGCAATTACTGCCAACTCAGGTAAAGTATCGATGGTAATCGGTTCTACAGGTGAGACTGCAATGGCAGGTGATACTAGAACAATCACTAGTTCAGAGATAACTGCTATTAGCAACAACTCCGCTAAGACCGGAATCACTTCAGCACAAGCTACTGCCATTACTAATAACTCTGCTAAGACAGGTATTACAAGTGCTCAGGCTACAGCTATCAGTAACAACTCTGCTAAGACGGGAATTACCTCTGCTCAAGCTTCTGCGATTACTGCTAACACTGCTAAAGTAAGTGATACAGGTACACCTGCAATTTTATCTAACGGGACAATTCCTTCGTTAAACTCGGGAATATCTGCGGGTGAAATGAGAACATTGATTGGTGCGGGTACTTCTAGCTTTAACGGTGCTTACACTTCGCTTACAAGCATACCTAGTACATTTGCTCCTAGTGCACATACGCACGAAATAGAGGAGATTACAGGATTGGAAAGCGCTCTTAATGCAAAAGCACCTGCAGCGTCTCCTGCTTTTACAGGTACGCCAACGGCTCCTACCGCTGCGGGAAGCACAAATACTACTCAGGTCGCAACTACTGCGTTTGTTGTAGGTGAGATTGGTCGTTTAATTGATTCAGCTCCCGCGGCTTTAGATACATTAAATGAGATTGCAGCATCGTTAAATGATGACAGTGACTTTGCAGGAACAATGACTACAGCTCTAGGCACTAAACTAGCTGCAAGTTCATACACTGCTGCTGATGTTTTAGCTAAAATCAAAACTGTTGATGGTGCAGGTAGCGGTCTCGATTCAGATAAGTTAGACGGACAGTCTTCTGCTTACTACAGAAACTACAATAACTTAACTAACAAACCTAGCGTACCTACTTTTGTAAGCAAGTCGGTTACAGGAGCATCTTCAGGTGCTACCGATTTAGAATTAGGTTACGGTGGTTACGCTAACATACAGGTTTACGATGAAAACGGAAACTTAGTAGTGACTGACATTGTTCAGAACGGTACAGGTTCTGCAACAGCTCAATTACCTAGTGGCGTAGACTTCCGAATTGTCGCTGTAGGAGCGTAATTTGTAAATTAATTATAGAAGGGGAGGTTGATTCCTCCCCTTTTATTCTATTTAAAACACATATAGATGGCAGTAAAGTTTCTCAGTGGTATAGATGTAGATGGTTCTTTAAACCTAGCTGCATCAGACATACCTAATCTAGCAGCTTCTAAGATAACAAGCGGTAGTTTTGCTACAGCTAGAATACCTAACTTAGCTGCATCTAAAATCACAAGCGGTAGTTTTGCCGCAGCTAGAATACCTAGCCTACCTGCATCTAAAATCACAAGCGGTACACTTAACTCTGCTCGCATACCTGACTTATCTTCTACCTATCAAGTATCAGGTGATTATGTTACAACTGAAGGTTTAGAAGCATATGGATATATCACCTCTGAAACAGATAGTCAAACATTATCTATAAGCGGTACTACACTATCGCTGACCAATGGCGGCTCAGTTACACTACCAACAAGTACAGGTCCTGAAGGTCCCGAAGGTCCACAGGGTCCCGCAGGTACAAACGGAACAAACGGTAGTGACGGAGCAGAAGGTCCTGAAGGACCACAAGGACCACAAGGACCCGCGGGTACAAATGGTACTAATGGTACTAATGGTTCTGATGGAGCGCAAGGCCCTGAAGGTCCGCAAGGACCGGCAGGTCCTGCAGGGAGTAATGGTACTAACGGTACTAATGGTAGTGACGGTGGTGAAGGCCCCGAAGGTCCACAAGGACCGCAAGGTCCGGCAGGTGCAGCAGGTGCAACAGGGCCACAGGGACCTGCAGGAAATAACGGAGCTGATGGAGCTGACGGAGGTGTCGGAGCTGATGGTCCTCAAGGACCTCAAGGTCCTGCGGGGAGCACGGGTCCTCAAGGTCCTCAAGGTGTGGAAGGACCCGCAGGTTCTAACGGAACCAATGGTACTAACGGGTCAATGTACGGACCTGATAAGTATTTATTTCAAACAGCGGTAACATATACTAGCAGTAATGCTAAAATATCTATAAACTCTCAAGAGATTAACGGAAGCACAAACACTAGTTTGTCTAGCAATAGAATCACATTTGGTTCTGCAGGAACATATTTAATCTCATGGAATATTAATTGGCAATCTCTTTATAATAACCGAAGCACTTTTGGTGCTACGGCTAAATTAAACGGTAGTGCAATTGCAGGTGGAACAAACCTACAGTATTTTAGATACAACACTTACGGTCATAAGAGTACGACAAGCACTTCTTTTGCAGTGACAGTTACCGCAAATCAATACCTAGAGTTTTTCACATTCCTTCACGCAGGGTCAACAAACCATAAGGTGACTAGCACCAACGGTGATGGTGGCGCAATAACAGTAATGAGAATAGTATAATGGTTGAAACTAAATATTACATAGAAGATTTAATTGACGGTTTTGTATTACAAGATGATGGTTCTTGGGATTGGTTTGTTAATAATACAGAGAAAACATTCAACACATATGATGAAGCGTTATCTCATATCGAGACGCTAGATGATGGTGTGTATAAAGTTTTCAACAGAATAATAAAACAATAGTAATATAAGTTATATTTGTCTCAAACAAATATAACTATTATAATATGGCTAAGGCTAAGAAAAAGAAAATCGGAAAATCAGAACTAGAGGCTATTAAGGATTTGATAGCTACAAGAGCTGAGATTATTAAGGTTTTGGGTGAGCTAGAATTAAAGAAGCTAGAAGTAGCTTCTAAGTTTAGTGGAGTAGAACAATCTTTAGAGGAACGTAAAGATGCCTTAGAGCAGAAATACGGACACATAAATATAAACCTAAGTACAGGAGAGTACGAAGAAGTTAAAGGAGAGTAAATGAAGCGATTAAGGACAGGTGCGGTAAACTCAATTTCTTTCATAAGAAATATAGGATACGCTATAAACTCATTTGATGTAACTTTTGAGAAAGTAGTAGGACCTACTGTACTGTCTTTAACAGGTCTTCAAGACCAATTAGAACTGAGCAGCTGTTCTGACTTTATTGTATTAAATATAGACCTTGTAACACACACTCTAGAAGGAGGTGAATATTACATTACGATTTCTAATGCAGGCGGAAGTAGCACATATTTGTGCGAGGTACAGGCTCATCAGTATAATACATTGAGCTCGGATTCTATTTATGCTGATAGCGTTGTGATTTCTAGCGATATCACTTCAAGCTCAAGTGTTGAGAATACTGACGGTACAACACCGTCTTCAGGAAGTTCTGCCGATTCTATGTCTATTACACTAAGAGATGACACGTATGGTGACATGACTTCTCCATATTACATGAGAACGGATTCTTGGCTAGCGCAGGCAAATATTGAAAACATAGGTTCTTCTATAACTCAGGTTAAATTTAAAATAACAGATAGCAGTTCTCAGGAAATAAGTAAGGTTGTAGCAGTAACTAACAATACTATCATGTCAATATCTTTTGACATAGAGAATGAGGCTATAAACTTTGGTGATGTAGCAGATTGGGTGATAGAAGGATTAAATGCTTCTGACGAAGTAGTTTATACATCTAGCACATACAAGCTCATTGTACCTCCTAAAATCAGCCTTTACTTAGCTGAGTCTTTATCAGCCGCAAATGACATGAGGACTAACGGCTCATCGGCTATAGAGGTTTTTAACGGCTCTAGCACTACGTACAATCTTTACGCTTACTTAGAATCAAACACATCTGCTCAGATAACAGCTCATAACAGAGCTGCAGTAAACGATAAAGTGTTTAATAATTCAGGTGTCGGCACTATATTGGGAACTTCGTCTTTTGCCATATCACCAACCGAAGGCTCTATGGAGTTGATTTCTTCTGACGTATTGCCTGCTTGGGCTTATGAAACATCTGAAAGAAACGTAAAATATTACTGCTACTTTACTTGGGCAGGTGGGTACGTTACACCTTTGCTAAATAACATAGCAGGTATGTACAACACCTTCGCTTATGGCGAAGATAGTAATGGTATAAATCAAAGACCTTATCCTAAAGAAACCCTAACTATATCAGGTACTACGTTTACTCTTGAAGGATTTAGCCCAATACTATATAACGTCCTGACTTCTTACACAAACAGTAGGTTAGCACTTTACATGGGTAGTGGAAATTATCTAATGAATACAAACAATGTAAACAGTCTTGCAGTACAGCAAGAATATTCTGATGGAACTACTGAAGAAACAATAATAACAAAGTCTCAGTTAGCTAACGCAGGTATTTTCCCTGCTATGCAGGGCGATTCCTTTGATGTTTATGCTTATGTATCTAGAATAAATTCAAGTAAAACATTGGTTCACAATAAAGTTTGGATTAAATACGGTAGTTATTGGTTTAATATAGACAATAGCTCTATAGACTCTCCTCACTTTTTACTTGAGGTTTAACTTGTAAATTATATTAATGGGACTAGTAAATAATATTGTAGATTTTTTCGCATCAAAAACATTTGTTCAGGCTACTGAATCAAGTGTATCAGCGAACGAACTAGAAAATGCTATTGTCGACCTAAACGGTCGATATAAGCTCGGCCACACCAACTTAGGAAATTACATTAAGTTTGGAGTCAATGATGACTTTCCTGTAATCTTAGAAAAAATGCTTCGTCAGTCTCCTGTTCATTCGGGTATTCTTACAAAGAAGGCCAAGATGATAGCCGGTAATGATATTGACTACAAAGATGATTTCATGTCTACCAAGAAAGCAAAGCAAGAGCTAAAGGTTTTCTTGAATAACTGTGCCGGAAACAATCAAGGCATGTATGATGTTATTTCTCACGCTGCATTCCAATATGAACACAAAGGTGCTGCTGCGTTCTATGTTCGTTGGAACAAAGGAAGAACAAAAATCGTAGAGTTCAAGTCTCTAGACCCTAAAGGAGTTAGAGCTGCAGAGCCAAACGAGCAAGGAGAGGTTACACACTATATCGTAAGAAGAAGTTTTGGATACGGAGCAAACTCAGTACAGCACAACGAGCCAAGAAAAATCAAAGCGTTTAACAAGTACGATAAGTCTGCTAAAGAGGCTGTACTATATGTTGCTAACCCTTACTCAGGAAATCCTTATTACGGAGTCCCCAACTATATTTCTGCTTTCCATTATATCGCGAGCGATTTTGAATTTGGTAAGCACATTAAAAACTCCTCAGCTAATGGATTCACGCCAAAGGTACTCGCTACTTTCATTGGCCGGAATATGTCTAATGAGCAAAAAGCATCTGAATACAGTAAATTCAAAGAGTCTTTCACAGGCCCTGAAGCGGATAACTTCATTGTCAGTTGGGTCAAAAAAGAAGAAGACGCACCGAAATTCACGCCTTTAGATATAGCGAATTTAGACAAAACTATAGACGTATTATCAAGATTAAATGACGCTAAAATCCTTACTGCTCATAATATTACTAGTCCTACCCTCTTTGGGGTTATGGTTAGCGGTAAGCTCGGAGGAACAGGGAACGAACTTGTCACGGCTTATCAAATATTTAGAGCAACAGAAACGCTACCTAATAGAGAAGTTATTCTAGGGGGTATCAACAGAATCCTATCGACTGTAGGATTTGACAAGATGGAGTTATCTGTCGTTGAAGAAGATATAAACCTTGAAAGTATCAAGGGGGCTAACACAACCGATTTATAAAATGGTTAAAGTAATTTTCATAGACGACAACTACCTGTACCAAAACTTTCCTTTACCGAAAAGATTGGACCGTGCTGCGTTGTTGTCTATAATTCAATTAGAGCAATTTACCTCATTGCAAGATTTGCTAGGTACTTGTTTGTATGAGCACTTAGAGCAACAGGTATTTGACCAATCTCTTACCACGGAAGAGACTGAGTTATTTAAGTTGGTTAAATATACTTTAGCTATGTACGCTGCTAAGGCTACGGTTGCTATGTTGCGCTCAGGCGCAGCTAATACAAAGCATGAAGAATCGGTACAAGACCAATATGTTATCGATGCACTTACATCTCAAATAGATAGCAAGGCTAAATACATCAATGCTCGCATTGTAGATTATATAAAATCAACAACATCACTAAAGAATATAGCGACAGCTGAGGCTTGCGATAATGACCTGTTCAATGAAAACGATGTATATCAGGGCTCGGTTTATTATCCTTGTGAGCCATCTAGCGATACCTGTGATTCATCTAACGACAGTTATTAAAAAATGGACCACAACGACTTGAAATTATTTTTATTAAACACAGGAGCCTTTGCGGTTTCTATGACGGCTGTTGAAGATTTGCTAAAATTAGTTTTGTTGATAGTTTCAATACTATACACCTTTCAACGCTCACACGCTCTTTGGAAGAGAAATAAAGATAAGTAATGTCTGAGTCTAAATCATTTGTCAAAGACAATTGGTCCATGCTCATATGGCTTTTAGCAGCAGTATTTGCAGCAGGTGGAATATATGCTGAGTTCACCTCTCTTAAAATGGAACTAAAAACAGTTCACGAAAGGCTAGATAAAAAGATTGTTCTTATAGATGTGCTAGAAGAAAGGGTTTACAATCTAGAACTTCGAGGAGAATACGACAAAGGATTTAGAGAATCTAATAAATAAAAAAAGGGGGCGTTAGCCCCCTTATCTTTTACATCCCTTGCCTGAGCAAGTACATTCTATCGGTGAGTTTTCACACCATTCTACTTTAGACGTCCTCTCTTGTCCACGCTTCTTACCGCGAAGTACCCGCCTATCACTGTTACGCTTACCATTTCCCATAGTCCAATCCATCTTTCGCTTATATTACTAATACCAAAACCTTCAAAAAAAGTCATCAATACTAAGAATATAATTACGGTGGCTAGGGTTAGTGGCCTGACGTTCTTAGATAGCCAAGAGTCTGAACGCATGTCGCTGTTCCATCTCTTAGATATCTCTTCTTCTACAGCTGCACGAACAGCTTCTTTTTCCTCCGGAGTTTTTACAAATCGGTCCACGACATTTGCAACCGCTTCCGCAGTTTCCTGAACAGCTTTGCCTCCTAATATTTTCAATAACTTGCTCATATCTAACTCCCACAACCCTCGCAGTCAGGGTTGTCAATAGAACAAGCATTCGAGTTTTTCTCGCTTGTTGTTAGCTCATCTACGAAATCAGCAAATCCATCTGCTAAATCAAAGTCATTCTTCATCATTCTCCTCTTCTTCTTTAATTAATAAATCTTTAGTTTCCTTCGGCTCCCATATGAATCCATACTCTTCCTGAACATTAAAGCTAGGACAGGCTTTGTCTGAAAATTCATTGTGGCCATGCACAGTTGCTGTTGGGTATAACTTCAACAGAGACTTTATAAGATTTGTTAGCGCAACATCCTGAAGCTCGGTTCTAGTATCCTTTGCTTTTGACATTGTTTTGTTCATACCTCCCACATAAACTACACCGATGCTTCTACGGTTGTATCCCTTAGCGTGAGCTCCTGAATCTTGAACACTTCTTCCTACCTCTATCTCTCCATCAAGGCCGATAACATAGTGGTAACCAATAGTGGAGAACCCACGATTTTTATGCCATCTAGTTATTTCATCAACACTAACCTCTCTGCCTTCAGGCGTTGCGGTTGAGTGTATAATTATCCTGTTAATGTTTCTTGCTGAATTTCTTAATTTCATGATACCTATTTAATTTACATTATTAGTTTTCTATATGTCATCTCAGCAATCACTGCTGAATATATTGCGTGTAAGGGATTCAAATCTATAAATATATACAACCCTAGGCTGCACCAAAAACAAAGGCACAGGACGCAGTTAAATGGCTTATACGGCAATAGTTTATCTATGACCCAACCCCAAGGTTCGAATATAAATAAACAAGCAAATAAAAATCCAACACCTACGGTGATGAATATGCTTTCATATATCTCAATCATAATTTTTGACTTATGTATTCGTCTCTAGTGTATCTCATTAGTTTTGACTTGCGCTCACCGTTCTCTATAACGAAAACATTTCCTTTGCGCCTCTCACCATAAACGTCCCTCCATTTAAGAGAGACAATCTTGTTGGTCATAGTGGAGTATATCATAGATATAATGAGGTTGGCTGCTGACTTTCCCTCGGTGTAGTAGTCTAAGAACTTTAAACACACCCTCATTACTGCTTCGTCAATTAGAGCCTGTCGAAGTTCTTCGTTCCCGTTTGTAATAAACGAGAAGTTAGATATCTCAGCACATCTCTCTAGTATAAAAGCACCAAGCTCGTCAGTAAGGTATCCTTGATTAGAAGACTTTATAGCTTCTAGCTCAATGAATCCTTTGTCATATTTGTTCTTCTTCAACTTTGTCTAGTATTGCTACGATAAAATGCAAGTAGTCTGAAAGCTCTGAGGTGCTGACGTTGAGTTCATGACCCAAGCCCAATAGTGTGACCGGTCTGTCTTCTTTGACGAGTTTTGATATAGCATAATATATAGATATTATAAAGTCAGCTTCCGAAGATGTTATCTCTTCGTATGTTAGATTAAGAGCCATAGGGCCTAATTGAACGTGCTTTCTCAGGGTCGAGTTCAGCTATTTTATCTATCATTTCATTCTCTCTTTTGTACGCTTCAGCGTATTCTTCTGCAGATGAATCAGAACCTAGGTTAGCAAATAGCTTGGCCATCTCAAATAGATATAAGTCCACCCGGTTCTTAATTAATTTACAGGTCTTGTAGTTACGGTTGTCTAGTATCATCTTATTTTATTTTATATCCTTTGCATTTGATGACAACACGGTACGTATTTTTCGGAAGCCCACCATCAAAACCGATTTTAACTTGGTCATAGAATTTCGGGTTATCATCTTCAACCACGCCCAACTCAACGAGCGTATCAGCGAGAAATTTCGAAACAAGAATCCCGTTATCGATATCGAAGCGGCTGTTATAAGTAATATCAAGGCGAAAACTTTCGCAGGTAAAATCATCGTAAGGCTCAAGAGCTTCGATGCAGATTGCTTTATATTCATCTTTCTTCTTTTTTCTGTACGTCCAATGCTTGCCTGCATAAATCATGTTAAGGCTAGGCGGCTTTGGAAGTAATAATATTATATCATTGTCCATAGTCGCTGAGGTCTATGGTGCCCCTGTATCCACTGTATTCGTTCATCAACTCGTGCAGGGGAGGTATCCAACCTAGGGCATTGTCATCACCTGATGAAGAGTTGCCTACAATTTTAAAGTTGCCTACCTTCAGGTAATTTAAAAGCTCTACTCTATCGAACATGTGACAAAGGTTCCTGCCGTCCGGTAGTTTCAATATGTAGAAATAGAAGTCTGCCTTAGACATAAGGATACCTGAATCGGAATCCTTGTTTGTATTCCTGAACTCTATATACAGGTTCGGGCTGTCGGGTGTTTTCCTTCGCTTGGCCCACATGTAAGCCTTTGAGTCGTACTTAACCTCAATGGTTATTTCTTGACTGTAGTTCTCGCACTTGAGGTCCCAATCAAAGAACACTCTTTCAGGAGCACGGGTCACAGTGTACCCGTTTTCCTTCATGTACTCTGCTACTAACTCTTCCCCATTCTTGCCTGTGAAATTCATGAGTCTCTTCTTAATGCCACTTTAAGTAAAATTAAGTAGCCTATTAAATCCTGAACAGTATCTTCAGTCTCATCGTTAATGCCACGCTGCTTAATACGCATCAGCTTGTCATCTATGCGACAGCATAAGTTATCAACTGCATTGCCTCCGGCAAATATACCGGCAGGGTTTAGAGCTGAATCACCATATGCTTCGTTCTTTAGAATCAGTAGATTGGTAACCGCTGCAGATTCTTCTAGTATTAAATCTTTTGTATTCATATTCCAAATATAGTCTATTCGTCATGTAATTGAACATCAACACGATACACTTTTTTAACATCGCCATTTTGAATTACGATTCTACCGTTGTTCGGATTGAAAAATATATACTTGTCAATAGCTCCCGTATAATCAGAGACATCAAATTTAAACTTATTGTCATTGATGATTATGTCCCCATTGTCATCGACTTCAATCTTCTTAGCACTTGGTATATTGAACTTGAGGTAAGCCCTCACCAAGTTGGCGAAGGCTACCTTACGTTCAAGAATTAGGCTGTGAATATGCAAATCTTTTTCTTCCTTGTTCATCTAGTTCGTAGTATCTGTTAGACAATTTATCAAAATATAAAGTAACGGTCCCTAGTTTACCGACAATCTTCGGCTTGGCTTTGACCACGGTAATCTCAACTTGGTTGGCTTCGTAAGGAATACCATTACCATCTTCAAGACCAAAGGGGCAACGCCATACGTTAACAACCATCATACCTTTACGGCTCCACTGCATACCGCCCGCGATATCATTCATGGTAGGCTTGTCAACATAGGGAACTCCGTTCTTGTACTTAGCTTGTTGATGTCTAGTGTGTACAGTTACAATCGTATGGTAGTCTCTATCAGCAGAGTGCTTACGAACTTTCGTGAGAACCTGACCAATAGCGATGTCATCTCTAACTCCCGCAGATACATCCGTCTTTATTTCGGTGAACGGGTCAACTAAACATCCGTCAATCTTAATGAAGTTATCATTCTCAATCTTCTCAACTGAAGTGTAGAACGCTTCGATACTTAGGTCCTGTAGACCTGAGTCAATAATATAGAAGTGCTTATTGATAAACTCAATAGCAACTTCCGTCTCTTCATCGGTAGCTGTAATCTTGTCGTTCACTAGGAACGGCTTGCGTAAATATACCCAAAGCAACTCAGCAAATACCTCGGTAGGTGAGCCTGTCTCCGGAGAATATATAGCCCACTTCCAACCGTCATACTCGGCAAGGTTCATCATCAACTCGAATCCAAACTGAGACTTACCTTGGTGAGCCCCTGCATAGATATATGTGGTTGACCCACGTTTAACTGAATACTTGTCAAACAGAGAACTGAATCCTGTCCAAGCACCTTTCTTGATTCCGTTGTTACGGAGTGTAGTCAACGAGTCTCTCAGCTCGTTAGCCGTGTAAATTAATTTTTGCATCTGTCCTTAGTTTTTTTATTTTTTATAATCGCTTTCTTTATGAGCAAAGCTCTTGCTCAGTGGCTGTCTACTCAATTCCTCAGAGACATGAAAGTCAAAGACTTTCTTTCCTGTCAACTTAAATGATGCCATTAGATTTAAAATCATCTCAGGGCTTGAGTTCATGTCCTCTATACTTTTCATTCTTGTAGGTAGCTCCATTGTACGGTAGTAATTTACATGCCCGTTACCTCTTCTTACTTTATACGCAACCTTGATTTTCACAAAGTAAATCATCTGCCCATCATCCTCTTGATGAGCTGAATTTGGATTGATATCGAAGTGTTCGTCTAGTGGTCCTTTATCCATTCTTTCATCACATTTTAATTAGACGCAGCCTGCGTTGATACTTACGAATCAACAGTGCTGAGTTGGTTAATTGATTTTGAATATCATCAGTCCATCCAAATCTACTAGCATGGATTGATAAGTTCACAGTATCTAGCATTAACATTTCAAGATACTTCTGAACTTCACGAATGTGTTTTCTCTTTCTATTCATAGGTCTTGATTTTGAAATTAGTGTTAGTGTCTCTAAACATAAGCTCTTGGTCATTAGTAGAGCCGGCCCTTGGCGGTCTGCCTCCGTAATAAATTTTACCTTTGAGGTTGTTTAGTGTGGTGTACTTGATTCCATCTTCATATGCCCATACCAAAATAGCATTCGGTATTCTCATCTTTCTTGCAAATGCTTGTAGGTCTACTAGTTTTCTTAATCCTACTACGGGCGAATGATTGTCATGAACTGACTTAACTTTACGCACTCCTTTGATTTCAACCGCTGCGATATCTATGTGTTCTTTGTGAACAATGTAATCGACAGCTGCGTGCGGACCTTGGTCTTGGAACGCAATACCCTCGCGGTCTTTTATTAGCAGCTGAATAGCGTTGAGCTGAAAGTCAACATCTCTCTTTGTTTCAAATGTCTTACTCATCTTTTCTCCATTTATAAATTAGGTAGCCATTCCAAGCTAGTACAATTAGGCAGGCTACAATATCCTCGATTGTCATCTCTCTTCGGTGTTAAAGGTTTTCCCACTTATATCCAAAACACAATCTCATCATAGTACGATGAAACCAATTTGGTTTGTAGGTTAAATTAAATTGAACATAATGGTCTTTTCCTAATCTATAACCACCTACATACTTGGGTGTTTCAAAAAGAAGTTGTTCCATTTCTTTTTCAAAATCTGCTTCTGAATCTATTTTAATCATCTCTCTTTGGTGTTAAAGGTTTCCTCAAAGTAGTCATCTGCTGATTTTTGAAAGCAGTTCCTTTGATAGTCATCTGCAAACTCACACATCACCTCCTTCTCTTTCTCAAGCATTGATTCAATCTTCTGCTCAATCAATCTTGGCGTTTCTAAATCCATTGGTAAGGTTGCTCTAACCCATTCCAATAGTTCTTGCATTGGTGTTTTCATTTCTCTTTGGTGTTAAA